TTTTGCGATAAAGTTATTATAACATACTATCCAAATCTTCTTTCCAATGTCTTGTAATCAGCCATTTGTAAGATTTGGTCATAGGTCAATATGCGACCACTAATTTGTTGTATTTGCTCAAAGTCAGCTTTGTGTAGCTCTGCTATAGCTTCTTCTCTGAGGTCTCGTATGGTTAGTATGAATACTGCGAAAGTTTCGTGATTTGATAATGCGTCTAGTGCTGATTGTAAATCCATGTGTTTAATTTTGTACTTTGAATTTTTCGTAGCCTTTGGTTTCTGTGTCTGCTCCCTTGGAGTCAGGATGTATACCCTTGGATATAAATTTGGTTATTGGTTTTTTATTGCCCTCAAAGAAGTAAGTAACATTTGTTCCTCCTTTGTCTCCTTTGGTAAATTCAAAGTCAGTTACCCTAGGTAATTTATTAGGTATAGCATATTTATTAAACATTTTTGCTCTACGATTTGCTAGACCCCTAAGTACACCTTTCTTTCCACTCTCTTTGTCTGAAGCAGATACTGCATCAAAGGTTTCATACAAAGCATTTTCGTAGTCTCCTTTGATTAAGTTCTTTTTAAAATTAGTAAACAAACTATTTGTATTCCAATGAAAGTCTTGGGTTGCTAACTTTACAGACATAGGCATACGCTCCCAGTTTCTCTCGCCAATCTGACCTTTGATTTCTTCTCTTTTATCTAAGGTCATCAAGCGAGCAGCTTCTCTGGCTGGTAGCTTCTCATACTTCTTTGGTCTTTTTTTTATTCCATACGCACCAGTCATACTGTAGTCCTCTATACTTTGATGTGGTTCTCGTCCTTCATTTCTAGATAGGACTTCATCAACAAAGTAATTGTCATATGACAAAGCTACTGGGGTCTCAGGTTGTTGAGTACCAAGTATTGTTCCAAGTAATGCCATGTTACATTGTTTGTGTCGGAATGTTTCCCATTTGTGCTGGCTCTGTACCAATTCGTCCAATCTGAGCATTTTGTTGTTGCTGCATTTGGAAGGTATATTGGTTAGCGTATTTCTCAAGTCTTGCCCTGAAAGCTTCGTCTTGTTGCAAACGAGCAGTAACATCAGGCTGAGAAGTATATTGCTGGATAACCTGCATAGCAATTTGACCACCTGTTGGTCTAGCTGGCATTTCGATTCCTGCAAATATCTTAGATAAGTCATCAGTTACTTGTTTGACTACTTGCTCTTGAGCTGTTTCGATTGGCTGTAGAACTTGGTCAGCTAATACTGGGTCTACAGAGTTAGCGATAACTGTCAATAGATTATCTACATTGATACGACCATTGCGGTCAAGTGCAGTCAATGCTTGTATTTGTGCAAGTTTCTTCTCTTGAGTCTCTGGGTCTGTATTCAATACATCATATGAGATAGTTACATCAAAGTCTTCGTTGGGGTCTCCCTTACCAAACATCTGTGGGTCAGGTGAACCAGTTACTCTAAAGAATGTACTATCTGGACCAAATCTTTGGTAACACTTGTAGGCTAACTTGATAACCTCTGCTGAATGTTTCAAGAACTTGTTTACCAAGTATTGCTTCTTGAGTTGACTAATAGGAGAATCATCTAGTCCCATCAATCTATCAGCTTGTGCTTGTAAAGTTGTTTCAATTTCTATTGAACCAGTCGGAGGTGGAGGAGTTGGTCCAAAGTCCAAGTCTCCCTTTCTACGATATGGAATCATTCTAGCTGGTCCATAGTCCGTTGGTGCTTGTCCAACTGGGTGTAAAATTGGCGGCAATGTAGCCAAACTGTTCCTGTCTATTCGAGAATCTCTTTCTACTTTTACTTGATTTTGTATTCCTCTTAATAGGTCTGGAGCAGTCATAGTGTCGTAGAGTCTCTTAGAGTCCTCTGAATATTTAGTGACAACTATGGGGTAGTCCTCGTATCCGTTCAGCAATTCGTGTATAGCGTATGCTGGGGCTGACTCATTGCCGCTGAATTGTTTGTGGAATACCGTATAGTAAATCCCTTCTGAACCATCCTCTGGGTCAATCAATCTTTGGTATCCATAAACTAACTCAATTAGTTCTTCGGCTGTATAGCCATAATCTTGAACTAAATTACTTCTGCGTCCTTCTTGCTGTTTCTCAATATCAAGAACATCTACACCTCTGTAGTTCTCAATCATCTCTGCAACGAAGTCTGCATCCCATCCATCTGTAACCACCTTTTGTTCTAGCTCCTGTGGAGTGTAGAAGTTTCGCCAAAAGCAATAAGGCGCTTTCTGTGGGTCAGTTACATATGGTGGTAAAAAGAAATCAAAATCAGGTGCAAGTGTTTTTACTTCTGGAGCATTGACCATTCTCTTTACGATTGGTAGCATAGCTCTGCCTTTGTTCCGTAAATCCTTGATAGCTTGCTTCGCTCTCTTTTGAGTTACTCCATCAAAGGTTTGCTCAAGAAGAGTCACAAGAATATCATCGCTGTCTCCTTGCTCAATAGCTCTAGCTATCTCTGGAGACATTTGTGCGATTTGAATTAAATCTAGTTCTTGTAAAAACTTGCGGTCTTCTCTTTGCCAACCAACATGAGTAATTAAGATGCCTCGCTCTAACAAATAGTTACAGCCTAGCTCCATCTCTTTCTCGAAGCGATTGATGTAACCAGAGCTAATCATCCACTTGAGGAAACTGCTTACTACCTTAGAACGAGCTAGGTCAGTTACTTCTACTGGAAACGCTGATACATTTGAGCGATTCAACGCAGACATCATCAATGCCACTAATCGCTGGATGCGTTCATCAATCACATGGGCTTCCATGTCTGATGCACCTTCCCATGGAAATGCGTCAGCACCATGCTTCCTATGGTCTCTGGACTTTCCAGCCCAGTAGTTCCTACGATTATCATAGGAATCACGACATAGGTCAAAGTATGGTTCTAGTTCGTTTACTGTTTGCTCGTAAGCGTGGCGCAAATGTTCTATATTTGGGTCACCACTCCAGTAAGTCAATGATTCAGAAATATTGGCTTCTTGCATATGTTCTTATTCTATCATGTATATCAAACAATCTTTGGAACAACCATGACATATTTCTCTTCTTTGCCATCGTCATCCATTTGCTCTAGGTATACCATACCATGAGCTTTCATGTATCTAGTATATTTTCTAGGTATTTCCATCTTTATACATCCGTTCTTTTCTTTTACATGAACAAACGCAAACCTAGGGTTAGGTGCGATATTTCGTATCTTACCTCGATATATCTTGGGCTTCTTGATAAGCATTTCAATATTGTCGTCTAACATATCTTGACCTACTTCATTTACCCAAGTATTTTTACCTTTGCCTGTTAAGGCACATTCATCTAATATATTGAAAGCAAGGTCTCTCACTTGCTCGAATGACATATCATGCTCTTCAGCTATGTCAGTTAATCTTCTTTTTGCCATTAGTATCCTCCTGCATTGTTTACTGTTGTTGCTAAGTTTCGCCTTGTTACATGGTCAGGACCTTCACCACCGTTTGTCATTCTTAAATATCTCATTAAATCAAAAAAGTCTTTGAGGGCTTCATCTGCTTTTCCATTACTGCCATAGTTTATCAATGACTCTATCAGATTACCGCAATCTTCGTGTATGTAACACATTGGTCTGTTTATCTCATCTATGTCTAAGTCTGGATTATAACTAAACCATTCGTCCAAAGCATTGATTCCAACCTCTTCCTTTCGCCCATCACTTGGTATAAAGTTCATTCCAAAGTCATCAAATGCCCTAAACAAGTCATCATTGTTCTCATTTTCCTTTGCAAAGAAGCGAGAGTCACCAATTCTTTCATATATCTTTATGTTTAGTTCGTCTTCTATTTCTCTGAATAAATCTACATATCCCTCTACATTGTAGCCAATCTTCTTGGCTGCTGGACCATATCGCCACTTTGGGTCACCAAACAATGCCCACTCTCCATATATATCTCTTTCTGGAAACTCTCTAACAATATATACTTCTTTCTTTTCATTTACTGCTGCCCAGATTGCTGAATAGTTTCTAGCACCAGCTGGGTCAACTACCATGTAACAAGTAAACTCTCTTTGATTAGATATGTCTGGGAAGGTCATACCATACTTGTTTGGCTTATCATTCAAAACATTTACCTGTGTATTAAACAAAGGTAATAATGTTGTCATTGATTTAACTGGCATACCATATGCTCTAACAAGTATATCTTCTTCTGGCTTGTTGAGCAAGTCCTTCGCTATTCGGTCATATCCCCCAAATGGGTTTTCGTCTGAATGTAGATATACTACGCTTGCATCTCTCTCTGGACTATATTGTTTTACTGGTAATGGTTTATTATTTAATAACTCAGCTTTTCGTGTTTCTAATGTTTCTGCTCCTTTTAGGTACTCTGATATAAAAGGTGTGTATCCATCAATGGGAGTAAATCCAATTAGTAACTTTGAATCCCTAGTCGCTAGACGAAAGCGCAAAGTGTTTACCAATGTAGCATCCCCAAGGTATTCGTCCAACCACGCACCTATATTCAATCCCTGTGGCTTCTTGAACCCAAACTCAAAACCCTCCAAGATTGTTTGATTATTTGAGAACTGCGTATAAGTCTTGAAGTCAACCCTTGTCCTTGTGTCAGGAAATATAAAGCTACTACCAGTAAATCCATTTTGCATAGAAAAATTAATATAACCTTCTATACCTTTAGTTTTTTTCTTAAACTCTTTGGGCATCATCTCCCATACAGCAGCTTGCTGTACCTTAACAGATGTATCTGCATTTTGGGAGAAGCATACAATATGTCCGTCAGTATTTTCCATTACTGCTTGCATTACTATCTTTGCACAACCAGTTGTCTTACCACTTCTATTACCACCAAGTGTCAGGCATTCATTGTACTCATGTAACCCATCTCTGATTCTTTCCCACCCAGCTAGGTCAAACCCAAACCGTATTGGGTCTTCTTCTGATGCTTGAATACGACCCTCGTGTGCCTTGTGTAACTCAGCCAGCAACCTTGGGTCTTTCTCTCCTAGCAATACTATCTCCTCATCAGTAGGAGCTTCTAGCATAGGGTGTTTAGAAAATTGTATCTCCATCTTCTCCTTCTTCTTCTATTTCCTCTTCTTCCCAGATAATGTCCAGAGCATCTATTTCTCCATCCATATCTGTTTGTGTTTCTTGTAATAACATTCTTCCTACCCTGTGATTCGTGTAATCATAAAATAAATCCCCATCGTCATCCATTACTATGAACATATAATTACTAAAGTGTTCGCCCAAATTGCCACGAACTCTGTCAAATAAATCATCATAATCCTCAGTTATCATCTATATCTATTACCTCTCCTTTGATTTTCTTTAGTCTATCTTTCGCTGCTTTGAGAGTGTCTTCATAATCCTCTTGAGTGTAGACCTTTCGCTCTTCAGTTATGTTAGTGGCTTCACCCCTAGCAGTCAGCGCCTCCCTAATCGAGTTCGCCTTTGCTATAGATAATTCCTTTAAGTCACGAAATGTAACTTCTAACTCTCCTCTTTCCATTCTACCACGGACTTCATTTATCAAGTCTTCCTCTAGTGAACTCATGTGCATATAGTTCTTGGCAGCTATCTGCCCAGACATATCCCTGAACTTACCAAAGTAATCTGCGTAGTCAGTCAGAATACTAACTATAGTATTCCTGTCATACCCATACTTCTTTATCAATCTAGTCTGACTGTTACCTATACTATATAAATATAATATGTCTGCTACCTTATCTGGGTCATACCTACTTAGGCTCTTGACCTTCATCGCATCCTTCTTTTGCGCTACCTCATGTATCGCAGTTCGGATACTTTGCATTAAATCTTCTCTATCTGTATCACTCATGGTATTAACTTCTTTAAAGGAAATAATATCCCCTTACTAGTATTATTATCTCCTCCTCGTACATCCCTCCATGTACCCAGCATTGGTCTTATCAAGTCCTTGAGCTTGTCTGTTGGATAGAACGCACTTAAGTCCTCTACCACGAAGCAGTAGAACTTAGCCTGAGTAGTGGCTATACCACTTGGCTTACCCCTACTCTCGTACTCTATAAAGATATTGCCAGTCTCCTTGGCTTTCATATCTCTCTTTATCTCTATCTTTTCATTTGCAAGCATCTCTCCTATAGCAGTTTCTGCTACTTGACCTACTTCCAAATCATATCTGAAGTCTGAACAATATTCCATAATGTGTAATTAATTATGTTTTTATTACTTTTTTTCTTGACTGTCAAGTTATAATTTACTTATAATTACTTATGTGTACATAAGGAGGCTCTTATCCTTAAGTAACCTTTCCCATTACTTTCCCTAAGAACCATAAGAGCTACAATCGAACCCCAAGAGAGATTGTGTACTTAAGTATACCGTCATTAGGGGCTTGAGAGAGATAATTTTTTGAAGCCCAGTTTATGATACACAGTAACGAGACGCACGGATTTCTTAGACTGCCTCCTCCCATCAGCCTGTTTTTAAT